AGCCGTGTAAACGCCATCTCAGACCTGTTTGCTTCAGGAATTGTGTGGTGTCCTGAAACCCGGTGGGCGGAAGAAGTGATGGATGAGCTTGCTTCTTTCCCTAACGGGGATCACGACGACCTTGTTGACTCAAGCAGTCAGGCTTTGATGCGGTTTCGCTTAGGGGGTTTCATCTCTATTGATTCTGACGAACAAGATGAGCCCATTTACCACCGCAGAAAAGTAGAGTATTACTAAGGAATATTATGATTTCACAATCACTGAGCCAAGCACCTATGGGTTTAAACGATCTGGAGACCGATGATTCTCCAGCAATTGAAATTGAGATTGTTAATCCAGAAGGCGTAAAGCTTGACATGGATGGCCTTGAGATTGACTTAATGCCAGATGAAAATGAGGAAGGCTTTAGCGATAACCTCGCAGAATATATTGATGAAGGCGAACTTCAGAAGATTGCCAGTGATTTAATTGAAATGGTCGACGCAGATATCAACTCAAGGAAAGATTGGGTTGATATGTACGTTAAAGGTCTTGATGTTTTAGGAATGAAGTATGAAGAAAGAACTGAACCTTGGCTCGGAGCCTGTGGAGTATTCTCAACCGTCCTTACGGAAGCGGCTGTTCGCTTCCAGAGTGAAACGATTATTGAAACGTTTCCGGCGCAAGGCCCGGTTAAGACTGAAATTATTGGTGCTATTGATAAACTTAAAGAAGAAGCAGCCGAGCGTGTCAGAGATGATATGAACTATAGATTAACAGAAGGTATGCCTGAGTATCGACCAGAGCATGAACGCCTTCTGTATTCTTTAGGATTAGCTGGAGCAGCATTTAAAAAGGTTTATTACGATCCAACCTTGGGTCGTCAGGCATCTATATTTGTTCCCGCAGAAGATGTTGTTATTCCTTATGGTGCTTCTAGTGCCATGACATCAGAGCGCGTAACTCATATTATGCGCAAGACTAAAAATGATATCCGTAAATTACAAGTATCGGGTTTCTACTTAGATTGTGAATTGGGTGAACCATTACAGTTTTACACCGACGTTGAAAAGAAAAAAGCCGAAGACCAAGGCTATAACTTAAATGATGATAATAGATATCAAATCTTTGAGATCCATATTGATTATGATCTGCCCGGTTATGAAGATGAAGACGGTATTGCTCTTCCATATGTAATCACATTAGAGCGCGGCACAAATGAAATCTTAGCCATCCGCAGGAACTGGGATGAAGAAGATAAACATAAGATTAAACGTCAGCACTTTGTTCAGTACACATATGTTCCCGGATTTGGCGCTTACGGTCTTGGACTGATTCATTTGATTGGTGGATATGCCCGTGCGGGCACATCTTTAATCCGTCAATTAGTGGATGCAGGAACATTATCTAACCTGCCCGGCGGTCTTAAAACTCGAGGTCTGCGTATTAAAGGAGATGACACTCCAATCCAGCCCGGTGAGTTTAGGGATGTGGATGTTCCTTCCGGCTCCGTCAAAGAAAACATTATGACGTTGCCATATAAAGAGCCATCACAGACTCTTTTGCAATTGTTAAATCAAATCACAGACGAAGGTCGACGCCTTGGATCAATCGCAGATATGAATATCAGCGATATGTCTGCAAACGCTCCAGTTGGAACCACATTGGCTTTGCTTGAAAGACAGCTTAAAACAATGTCGGCGGTGCAAGCTCGCGTTCATTATTCAATGAAACAAGAGTTTAAACTGTTAAAAGAAATTATTCGGGACTACATGCCCGATGATTATGAGTACACACCTGTATTTGGAAGTCCTCAAGCCAAGCGTGAAGACTATGACATGGTGGATGTTATCCCTGTGTCCGACCCGAATTCAGCCACGATGGCTCAAAGGATTATGCAGTACCAAGCTGTTATTCAGCTGGCTCAGGGCGCTCCCCAAATTTATAACCTGCCCGTCCTGCACCGTCAGATGATTGAAGTTCTTGGAATAAAGAACGCAGACAAATTGGTTCCCGTAGATGAAGACCAAACTCCTAGAGATCCAATCTCTGAAAACATGTCATTCCTTACAGGAAAACCAACCAAAGCATTTATCTACCAAGACCACGATGCTCACATTGCTGTGCATATATCAATGATGCAGGATCCTGCGGTGATGGGTCAGATTGGTCAAAACCCTATGGCTCAGCAAATGCAAGCTGCAATCATGGCTCACGTAGCTGAACACGTAGCATTCCAATACCGCACAAAAATTGAGCAGCGTCTTGGTGCTACCTTACCAAAACCTGACACACAAATGTCAGAAGAGACAGAAGTTCAGTTGTCTAAGCTTGTTGCTCAGGCCGCAACTCAGCTCCTTCAGATTGACAAAAATGAAGCAGCTCAGAAGCAAGCCCAACAGCAAATGCAGGATCCTGTTGTTCAAATGCAACAACAAGAATTGCAAATCAAACAACAAGATGCGCAGACCAAAGCGCAAAAAGTTCAAGGTGATTTGGCAATTAAACAAGCCGAGCTTCAGCTTAAGACTCAGCAGATGCAATCTCAACAGGGTGAAAACCCCGCAGTTGCTGCACAACGTGCACAGCAGGAGATCGCAGTTGAGGCAATGAAACATCAAGCCGAGATGAGACGCGCTCAAGAAGAACATCAACAAGCTTTGATGCACAACCAACAAACGCAAGATTTGCAAGCAAAACAACAGCTTCTTCAAATGTTGTTGAATTCAAAACGCGGGAGTGAATGATGGTTAATTTACTTGAAGTTTTAAATAAAAAACTCGATGACCATATCAAAGAGTTAGTGTCTGTTGTCAGTGGTAGTGGTGCTAAATCCCACGATCACTACAAGGAACTGTGCGGGACTATCCGGGGTCTGCAAACCGCGCAGTATGAAATTGCTGACCTCGTGCGAAAAACCAAGGAATATGAAGATGACTGAATTTGATATTGGTGCGGTTGATCTTAGCGGAGTGCTCAATACCTCCGCCGAAGAAAAAGCCAAACAAGTGCCCGACCCGGCGACGTATCACATACTGTGTATGTTGCCAAAGGCAGAAGAAGAGTTTAGTGAAACAGGGATTTTAAAATCTGCAACTGCAATGCATCACGAGGAGCTTCTTTCCCCCGTGTTATTTGTGGCAAAGATTGGCCCCGATGCTTTTCAAGACAAAGCCAGATTTCCATCTGGCCCCAGCTGTAAGGTTGGCGACTTTGTGTTAGTGCGTCCTAACACGGGAACCCGCATGAAGATTCATGGTACGGAGTGGAGACTCATTAATGATGACTCTATTCAGGCCGTTGTGCAAGACCCCCGTGGTATTCAACGCCCCAACTAAGGAGTGATCTATGGCTGATATAGAAAAGACCGAATTTGAATTTCCTGATGAAAAGGAAGACGATCTCAAAAAAGGCGGTATGGTTGAAAAAGCCGATGAGCCTGAAATTGAAATTGTAGACGATACGCCAGAGGAGGACAAGTACAGAACTCCTATGACAGAAGCCCCGCAGGATCCTACCGAAGAGGAACTTGCGACTTATTCTGAAAGCGTAAAGAACAGGTTTAAACACTTTACCAAAGGCTATCACGAAGAACGCAGAGCAAAAGAGTCTGCACAACGTGAAAAAGACGAAGCAATTCGTATTGCCCAAGCTGTATTTGAAGAGAACAAACGCCTAAAGGGTTCTGTTAATCAAGGACAAGCAGTTCTTTTGGAACAAGCCAAAAGAGTTGTTAATTCTGAAATTGACGAAGCCAAGCGTAAATACAAAGAAGCATACGAAGCTGGTGACTCAGATAAGCTTTTGGAAGCGCAGGAAGCACTCACTACCGCTAAAATCCGCGCCGATAAAGTAAATAATTTTAAACCAGCCCCTTTACAGGAACAAGAAACTCCTGTACAAATACAACCGCAGACTCAACAAGCTGCGCCGGTTGATGAAAAACTACTTGCATGGCAGGATAAAAATCAGTGGTTTGGAAGCAATAAGCGCATGACTTCATATGCTTTAGGGCTACATGAGGAACTTGTTGATAACGGTATTAGGGTTGGCAGTGAAGAATACTATCGTCGTATCGACACTGACATCCGAGAAAGATTTCCCGACCAAGTTGGAGCCGGGGAGTCCGTTGATGCGAAACCTCAACGTACCAAATCCAATGTTGTTTCACCTGCTACCCGTAGTACAGCGCCACAAAAAATCGTACTTACGCAGACACAAGTGAATCTCGCCAAACGGTTGGGAGTTCCTTTGGAACTGTACGCCCGCAAGGTTGCTGAAGAAATGAGGAAATGAAAATGGAAAAATCTAACCGTGAGCCGCGCGAACTTGATACACGCGAAAAGATGGAACGTCCAAAACAATGGATGCCTCCACAACTCCTGCCCGACCCGAACCCCGAGGCAGGTTATGCGTTTCGTTGGATCAGGATATCGACACAAGGTAAAGAAGACGCTACTAACATTTCCGGAAAATTACGCGAAGGCTGGGAACCCGTTAAGGCTTCTGACCATCCCGAAATTCGTCTGTTTGGTACTACCAATGGTAAGTTTCCAGACAGTATTGAAGTCGGCGGTTTGTTGCTTTGCAAAACACCTGTGGAGTTTACAGAACAGCGAGATGCTTACTACCGCAAACAAGCGGAAGCGCAGATGGCTTCAGTAGACAACACTTTCATGCGAGAGAATGACCCAAGGATGCCTATGTTCAAAGAACGTAGATCTGAAGTTACTTTCGGTAAAGGTCTTTAATTTTTATGGAGTCTATAGATGGCATACCCTACCATTGATAAGACGTATGGTTTCAAACCTGTCAATCGCATTGACGGTTTACCTTACGCCGGAGCGATCCGTCAAATCCCAATCGCACCTGCTTACGCAACAGCAATCCTGAACGGTGACACCGTTAAGGTTGACACTAACGGCTATATCGTGGCTGCTAGTACAACTGACTCAGGTAACATTGTTGGTGTGTTGGTTGGTTGTTCTTACATCAACTCTTTGAGCCAGCCTACGTTTAGCCAAAACTATCCCGCAGCTGTGTCTACTTCTACAGCGATGGCTTTTGCTTTTGTTGTGGATGATCCTATGGCAGCCTTCAAGGTTTGCGCTACAGTGGCAGGTTCCACAACTCCTACGGCTTATACCCGTGCGATTGTTGGTTCTAACGTTGCTTTGGTTGCTAACGTTGGTTCTACTACCACTGGTGACTCGTATTATGGTATTGACGGTTCTTCCGCCGCTACCACCAATACTCTTCCTGTTCGTGTGATTGACGTTGTGCCCGACACAGCGACTGGCAACGCTAATGTGGCTGCCACAACTTATTACGAGTTTCTCGTTAAGTTCAACACGAACCAGTACAACAATACCACTGGTATTTAAGGAGTAACTTAAAATGGCTATTTCACGCGCACAACTATTGAAAGAGTTGCTCCCCGGTCGTTAAGTTCAACACGAACCAGTACAACAATACCACTGGTATTTAAGGAGTAACTTAAAATGGCTATTTCACGCGCACAACTATTGAAAGAGTTGCTCCCCGGTTTGAACGCATTGTTCGGTCTGGAGTACGCTAAATACGGCGAAGAGCACAAAGAGATCTACGAAACAGAGTCATCTGAGCGTAGCTTTGAAGAAGAGACTAAGCTGTCTGGTTTCTCTGCTGCACCTGTCAAGAACGAGGGCTCTGCCATCTCTTATGACAATGCACAGGAAGCTTACACTGCACGTTACACCCACGAAACCATTGCGATGGGCTTTGCCATCACAGAGGAAGCTGTGGAAGATAACTTGTATGACAGCTTGTCTTCACGTTATACCAAGGCTTTGGCCCGTGGTATGGCTTACACCAAGCAAGTTAAAGCCGCTTATGTGTTGAACAACGCCTTTACTGGCGGCCCAACATACGGCGACGGCGTGGTGCTTTGCTCTACTGCTCACCCCTTGGTTTCTGGTGGTACTAACAGCAATCGTCCCTCAACAGGCGCTGACTTGAATGAAACATCGTTGGAAAACGCTGTCATTCAGATCGCTGCTTGGACTGATGAGCGTGGTCTGTTGATCGCCGCTAAGCCCAAGAAGTTGGTTGTTCCTCCTTCATTGATGTTCGTTGCTACACGTTTGCTGGAAACAGAACTGCGTGTTGGTACAACCGACAATGACATCAACGCATTGAAGAACAACGGTTCTATCCCTGAAGGCTACACAGTTAACCACTTCTTGACCGACACAAACGGTTGGTTCTTGTTGACTGACGTGCCTAACGGCTTGAAGCACTTTGTCCGTACTCCTATGAGCACTGGCATGGACGGTGACTTTGACACTGGTAACGTTCGTTACAAAGCCCGTGAGCGTTACAGCTTCGGTGTTTCTGACCCACTCGGTATCTTCGGATCACCCGGTTCGTCCTGATATTAAGTCTTAGGACTTAGTTTTAAAAGGCTCCTTCGGGAGCCTTTTTATTGTCACAAATCTAAATTAATATGGATTTGCAGCCACGCCGGTTGCGTTTAAACTTAAGGAAATATCATGAAATTTGAAATGGAATTTGGCTGGACAGGCGCAGAATTAATTACGGTAGAAACACATGACTTTGAGAAAATTCAGATCATTCAAGATTTTATTCAGTTCCAAGAAGAGCACGGCTGGGGTGTGGAATATGAAGCAGTTGACACACTTGAGATTGACTTTGAAGAAGAAGAAGCCGCAGAGTAAATGAGGCTTGTGGGGCTTACTTTGTTATAAGGTAAAGCCCCACATTACTAAAAGCGTATCCCGCATATACAATAGACATATACGGATTCCCTCTTAGCAATTGTTCCACCGCAATATATGCGTAGATTGCCCCCGTAAGAACAATTAACCAAGCACTCATATAGTTTTATCCTGTATTGCCCTTATAAGGGCTAAAACGCGCTCACATCAATGACTTCACCCCTGAACTGGATGCAGTCCTCACTAAAGGCATGGACTAATTCAGGCCACAATAGCTCACCATTAAAAAAGGTCAGCACCGCAAAGCCTGACCTATGATTGTTTGGATTTAGTTCAGCGTAAGTGAACTGAGGGCCATCGGGTTCTGCCAATGTTCCGGTATCAACGCCATACCTCACGCCATTATAATCATTGAACGGCGTGGTTTTTAAGGAATGTAAGTGCCCACTAACAACTGACACCCCCGCTTGGACGGTGTTATTGTGAGTAGCATGGATTCCACCCTTATATCGGTGCTTGACAATTACCCTTGAGGTAGGCCAACAAGCCCAGCAGAACTCCCAATCAGGGATGTGGTCTGTAATCTTAAATCCAAGAACATCTTTATATTGTGGAGCGTGTTGTGCAAGCCTATTTGCAAATCGCGCGTCATGGTTGCCCCATGTGTGGATTAGTCGGACATTGTGTCGCTCTGCCTTGGCACGTTCCTCAATCTCGCCCAATGCGCCCTGAGTAGCTTTTAATTCCTGAATAACTGTGGTAGCAGGCTGGTCAGTTGGGTCATGGCGGCTTATGGAAGCTCCGTCAAAAGAATCCCCATTAGCTATAACAGCTACTGGTTTAAGCGCCTCAATCATGTACAAAAGCCCTTTAAAGGCCGTAGAACGCTCTGAGGGAATGAAGTGGGCATCTGAGAAGACAATTACAGTCCCGTCAAGTATGCCAAGGTCAATTTGCTTTAGTGGAGAGTAAGAGGCTTGTCGTGGATCGTAATAGCTACTTCTAGGGTCAGCACTGAAAAGTCTTATGTCGTATAGAGCTTCAAGATTGCGCCTTCTATTTTGAACATTACGGGTCGCAACACCAAGGATTCTTGCCAATTTTGCGGCAGACTGGTGCTGCCCCCACAGAGCAATAAATTCATCATCTGTGCAAGTTTGATTATGAGCGCCCATCTGAATCCTTTAAGAGCATTCGCTCAAGTAGATTAATAACTCTGTGCTCTTGCTTTTCCACCTCTTCTTCAGAGGATTTGGGGTCTTGCGCCGACGTCATAAGGTCATGCAGGAATACATGTAATACCTCATGCAGTGCCGTAGCTTCAAGGGATTTGTGGGTTATTTTTTCTGCGCCAAAGTCGCCAAGTCGATAGGTGGCTAATCGCGCACCTTCATTGAATTCAACAGAAGCCATTGCTTGTTTAGCAGGCTTCAATCCTTTTTCAATACGCCAGTCGCTAAGGTTAAGTACTTCTTGCCATTTTTTAACGCATAGTGCAAAGAATTCAGCATCTTCTGATGTTGGAATATTCATTTGGCTTGACCTAGGTTGGCTTTTGCAAAAAACAAATTACCACTTTATACCAATTAAAAATAACATATTTATGACAAAGAAATATGTTGCGCACATTTAAACGTAGTGGTATAAATACGTTAATCCGGGTTTTCCGGTGTATCAAACTGTCCCGGCAGACGACATACCGATTGATGCACTTCACTTGTATGTAAGGATATATCATGGGATTCGCAACTCACCTTGGCCCTTGGCTGCTCGGCACTGTTAAAAACACTACCGGCACTACTGCTGGCACAGTTCAAAACACCGGCTGCACCATTGTTGCCCAAACTTTCAATTTGACCGCAGCTCAAGTAGCTACCGGTAGTATTGCCGCTGGTTACATCCCCGCAGGCGCTGCTATCACTTCGGTTCAGATTTTGACTACCACTTTGTTTGCTTCAGCTACTACGCTGCAAGTCAGCATTGGCGGTACGGCTACTGCTTCTGCAACTACCATCACATCTGCTGGCACATACCCTGTGACCATTGCCGCTGCGTTTACACCTACTCAGGCTAACGTTGGCTCTACTGATGCTGCTTTGACCTTTACAACCACAGGTTCTTCATCGACTGGTGCTGCTACTGTGATTGTTGCTTACATTGTGCGCAACTCTGACGGCGCAATGCAGCAATCTGCTCAGCAAAACTAATTAATCTAGGGGGCTTCGGCCCCCATTTACAAGGAGATTAATTATGAATCAGACCAATGTACAACAAGCACACTTGAACGCAAGTGGCTTTATGGTGCTCGGTAGAAACCGTGTCCGTGGTATTTCATTCACGGGCAGTGCAACTGCTGGATACGTCACATTGTTTGACACCACTGTTGCCCCAGTGACCACAGCAACCTATGGTCGTTCAGGCACAACCATTACCGTTTCATCTACGGCACATGGTTTAGTTACTGGGCAAGTTATTGGTATTGACTTTGCGGCGGGTACAGGTGGCACTGCTACCAATGGCAATTACCCCGTAACTGTCACCGACGCAAACACTTTCACAATCACAGACATCAACTCTGGCAGTATTACTGCGGGGGCTGCAATGGTGTACGCAAGTCGTTGGCTGATGACGTATGACGTTGTGGCAGGGGATTACTTCAACAATGCCCCAATCATTCCCGAAGATGGTGTGTTGGCGGTTAACGGTATCTATGCACAAATATCCAACTTAGCCGGTGTAAATATCTACTATGGCTGAAACAAAACAGGCAACATTGATGGGACGCAAACTGTTCATAGGCATTCCCGCCTATGACGGCAAGCTGAACATCAAGACCGCATTTGCACTGGCGCAGTTAATGCCCAAGGCAATGAATCTTGGTGTGTCCGTCACGTTGTCTGATTTGTCTAATTGCTCCATCATTACAATGGCCCGCAATGCTTTAGTGCATGAATTTTTAAAAACAGACTGCACAGAACTTTTGTTCATTGATGCAGATGTAGTTGTTAATGCCGATGACATCCTTCGCCTGATGGCTCAGAGCGGCGATATGGACGTGACCGCTGGTGCATACCCACGCAGAGCTAAAGACGCTAAATTCTTTGCAGACGTTTACTACGATCAGAATGGCGACTTGAAGTTTGAAGGCTCTTTAATGCGACTAAAACGTGCGCCTACAGGGTTTATGTTGATCCAGCGCCATGTGATTGAGAAGCTTGTAGGAGATCATCCCGAGTGGACTTATGAAAAGTCCCCGACAGAAAAAATGTCAGCAGTGTTTGACTTTGCCATTGTGGACGGCAAGTATGTTGGTGAAGATTACTTGTTCTGTGATCGTGTTTTAGAAGCTGGGTTCAAAGTATACATAGATGTAGACATTAGCCTTCCTCACGTAGGACAAGAAGTGTATGAGCGCAACTTCCGTGAAGAAGTTGTAATGCCAATGCTTGAAAACATTTATCAATCCAAACTGAAAGTTGCAAATGGCTAAAGGTGCAGCATGGACACGCAAAGAAGGAAAGAACCCGAACGGGGGTTTAAACGCCAAGGGGCGGGCCTCAGCGAAAGCGCAAGGCATGAATTTAAAACCTCCCCAGCCGGAAGGCGGCTCACGGCGCGACTCCTTTTGTGCAAGGATGAGTGGGCACAAAAAGAAGAATACGAGCCCAGAAGTAGCAAGAGACCCAAACAGCAGAATTAACAAGGCGTTACGAGCATGGAACTGCTAAACTGCACCAGATGCAAAACTGAAAAACCAGCTACAGCTGACTACTTTCCATTGCACAACAAGAAACGTAATGGGTTGGATAGCTGGTGCCGTGAGTGCCGTGCAACCTATAGAAACGGTATTAATCGGGGCAAGTTTAGGGCTGTTATTTCTGATGAAGCACTAAAGAAGCTAAAAGCCACTACGCATGAATGTGTTATTTGCGGCGCTGCTGAAACTTTGGTAGTCGATCACGACCATGCCACTGGCAAAGTACGAGGCATGTTGTGCAATCATTGTAATCGTGGACTTGGTCATTTTAGAGATGACCCCACTTTGCTTGAATTTGCGGCACAATACTTGTATGCCTCAGCGGATCATCCAGCGTGGGACAAATACAAAGAAACTAGTGAGGTAGCAAAATGACTGAACACGACGAAACAGTTAAATACGTTATTGATGGGGTATCCTTCCTCACTGTGGTGGGAACCTTGGCTGAAATGCTGCCAGCGGTTGCCGCAATCTTTACAATTGTGTGGACAGCTATCCGCATTTGGGAAACCAAAACAGTTCAAAAATTAATTAATCGCAAAAAGGATTAAATCATGGATGATGAATACGATTTTTCCAATGACTTTTCAGAAGGTTTTAATAAAGCTGGTGATAATGCACCTCCGCCTCCTCCTCCAAAGGAAGAAAAAGAATTAAACAAAAATTTACCCCCCTCAAGTAGCGGTAATTTACGTAGTATGTTGAGTATGCCTCTTGCTGGCGGGACTCTTAGCCCGGCAAAAATTGGTAACACTTATGGCGTTCGCTGGAGCGCACAATTCTCTAAAGGCGGTAAAGTTAAAGATAAAACCGCATCTAAAGTTTCCTCAGCTTCCAAGCGTGGAGATGGTATTGCTCAACGTGGCAAAACTAAAGGTAGGATGCTGTAATGCCAAGCACAAGTAAAAAACAACACAATTTCATGGAAGCGATTGCACATTCGCCATCGTTTGCTAAAAAGGTAGGCGTCCCACAGTCTGTGGGTAAAGATTTTGCAACTGCCGATAAAGGCAAAAAATTCTCTAAAGGTGGCGATATGAAACACGAAGATGTGAAGATGGACAAGAAAATGATGCAGAAGGCCGTGAATAAACACGAAGGCCGTCTGCACAAAGGTCAACCAATGACTAAGCTTGCCAAAGGTGGCATGGCCCCATCTAAAATGGGCGCTGTAAAGACTGCATCTCCTAGTGTTAACGGTATTGCCAGCAAAGGTAAAACTAAAGGCACTATGGTTGCCATGAAACGCGGCGGCAAAGCCTGCTAAGGAGTTTAAACATGAAAAAGAAATACTACGAAGACGGCGGCGAAGTTGATCCAATGGAGGCCGCAAATGCTTCCGCTGAAGCAATGGATATTGCTTCATCTATGGAGGCTGGCCCTAAGAATGAAGAAATGCCTAAAGCCGAAAAGCCTAAGAACCGGGTTGTTTCTAAGAAGGAATTAGAAGAATCTGGTATGAGCCTGCGTGATTATTTGAACCGCGAGCGTGGTTTGAAGCGCCGCAAGGAAGAGGCTAAGAAAGAAGAGCCTAAAAAGGAAAAATACGAAACCCCATACGACCGTATGAATCGTACCAATCGTGAGTCTGGCGTTGATTTTGACTCAATGATTGGTAAATTAAAAGATCGTATAGCCAATGCCCCCAATAGAGGTCAAGAACGCATTCTTACCGGAATAAAAAAGAATGCTGGAGCTAACATGGGTATGGGTGGCATGAAATCCGGTGGCTCCGTAAGTTCAGCCTCTAAACGCGCAGATGGTATTGCAACAAAAGGCAAAACCAAAGGTACTATGGTTGCCATGTGTGGTGGCGGTATGTACAAGGGGAAAAAATAATGAAGAAATACGCTGGTGGCGGTGATATTTACACGGCGGAAATGGGAAAGCCACCCACTGACCCGGAATATGCTGAAGATATTAAAAAAGTAATCCCTAAAAAGACTACTCCACCTAAAGACACAGTATTTCGTGAAGGAATGCCTGTTCCTCAAGATATTGATGGAGCATCTGCGCCTCGCAAAAAGAAAATGGCTTCTGGTGGTATGACTGCTTCTAGCCGTGCTGATGGTTGCTGCACCAAAGGTAAAACCAAAGGCACTATGGTTAAGATGAACTACGGTGGGAAGTGCTAAATTATGATGGCAAGTCGCGGTATGGGAGCAGTCCTTCCATCTAAAATGCCAAAAGCGGTTAAAAAAGCCCGCCGTGATGACACTAACTTCACTCAATTTGATGAAGGTGGTGATGTGCAGGACAAAGAAAAAGAAGAAGAAATTAAATATGGCGCTCAAAATCCTCGTTTAAACATTGCAAAAGGTTTGAAAGAACTGTCCAGTCGTTTAACTGCTGAGAAAAAATTAGACCCTAATACGTCTTTACAAGCTTATTTAGATGCCAAAGTTGGCAATCGTGGCCTTGGTGTAAACGGTCTTGGCGTTAATTTAACTCGTAGATTTGCTGAAGGCGGCAAAGTTAACGCTGCCGGTAACTACACCAAACCCGGTCTTCGTAAGAGGATTGTGTCCCAAGTAAAAGCAGCGGCTACACAAGGTACTGGCGCAGGACAGTGGTCAGCCCGTAAAGCTCAGCTTGTAGCTAAGAAATACAAAGAAGCTGGTGGAGGGTATAAAGATTGAAAGCACCTCAGAAATCTCTTAAGGATTGGGGCGACCAGAAATGGCGCACTAAGTCTGGTAAGCCGTCAAGTAAGACGGGCGAGAGATATTTGCCTGAAGCAGCAATTAAATCATTATCCTCAAAAGAATACGCAGCTACAACCAAAGCCAAACGTGCTGGTAAAGCATCTGGCAAACAGTTTGTAGCTCAACCCAAAGCAATAGCAAAAAAGACAGCAGGATTTAGATGACCACTACCGGCTCAACCCTATTTAATATGGACTTCACGGAGATTGCCGAGGAAGCATGGGAGAGGGCTGGGCGTGAGATGCGTTCTGGTTATGACTTGCGTACAGCCCGCAGGTCTATGAACCTAATGACCATTGAGTGGCAGAACCGTGGCATCAACATGTGGACTATGGAGCAAGGTGTTATTAACTTAACGCCCGGCTTGGCTACATATGCATTACCAACAGACACCATTGATCTGCTTGAGCATGTAATCCGTACAGGCTCTAACACTGCATCCACGCAGGCAGACTTAACAATCTCACGTATTAGTGTTTCTACCTATGCAACAATCCCAAACAAGTTACAACAGGCGAGACCGATTCAAGTATGGATTCAAAGGCTATCTGGTGAGGTCAATCCTACAAGCTCTGTTCTCGCAACATCTATCAACGCCACGGACACAACGATCACGCTTAACGCGGTGGTTGGGTTAGCTGGAGCAGGTTTTATCCGCCTTGATAACGAAGATATCTACTACACGTATGTATCAGGGAATACCCTTGGTGGTGTATTCCGAGGCCAAAATAACACAACAGCCGCATCACATACTGTAAGTACAGCAGTTTATGTTCCTCAGCTTCCAGCTGTGACATTATGGCCCACGCCCGACAATTCCACGACATATCAGTTTGTGTACTGGAGACTGCGCCGAGTTCAAGATGCTGGCGCTGGTGCTGAGACTGCGGATATGAACTTTAGATTTTTACCATGCGTAGTTGCTGGATTGGCTTATCACATTGCCATTAAGGTTCCTGAATTGATGCCCCGCATTCAAATGCTAAAACAAATATACGACGAAACATTTGAGCTTGCCGCTGGTGAAGATCGTGAGAAAGCTGCGGTTCGTTTTGTTCCAAGACCAAACTATATTGGAAGCGGAACTTAAATGAGCAATAGATTCGCATCCGGCAAGATAGCGATTGCTGAGTGCGACCGCTGCGGTCAACAGTTTAAACTTAAACAGCTTAAGACAGAAATCATTAAGCAACGTAAGTATCAGTTGTTAGTCTGCCCCGAATGTTGGGATCCAGACCAACCTCAGTTAATGTTGGGAACATTCCCAGTAGATGATCCACAAGCGTTACGTAATCCACGCAGAGATACAACGTATGTAACTTCTGGTTTAAACGCAAGTGGCAATCTGTCGGGCGGTTCAAGGGATATCCAGTGGGGATGGCTGCCCGTAGGCGGTGCAAGTAATTTTGATGTAGGATTAACACCTAACTATCTTGTTGCTACAACTTTTGTAGGGGCGGTAACAATATCATGAAAACCTGTACTCGTTGCCAAACCGTTAAATCATACGATTTGTTTTATAAACAAGCCGTAAACAGTAAAGATGGATATCAAGCCCATTGCAAAGCATGTGACAATGCGCGTAAAAAAAATTGGGAACAAAAAAATCCTGAATTGGCTGCAAAATATCGCAAAACAGCGGATATCAACAGATATAAAAATTTTAAAAGCTATATTCTACAAAAAAATAAAAAATGGAAAATTAAAAATCCAAGCAAAGTTGCAGCCATAGATGCTAGGCGTAGAGCGGCAATAATTTTACGCACTCCAATTTGGTTCACAAATGACGATCAATGGATGGTAGAAGAAGCTTACGAATTAGCAAAGCTAAGGACTCAGATTTTTAAATTCCCTTGGCATGTAGATCACATCATTCCATTGCAAGGAAAACTTGTGTCTGGGTTGCATTTGCCTCATAATTTGCAGGTAATACCAGCGTCAGACAATTTGAGCAAATCAAACCAGTTTATGGTTAACTAAGGAGTTTAAACATGGCATATACAAGATCAGCTGACGGCATCGCCAAAAAAGG